TCTCGCTTCATTTCATTCCCCTAGAGGCAAATACGAAAAAAGCCGCTATTGCGGCCCGATCAGCGCCGCTTTCGCGCTGACAGGGGAAGAGTACTCGATCTGGAGGCGCGTGTCAAAAAGGTAGTGTCCTCGGTAAGATAGTAAATTCACTTCACTCACCATTACCACTCACCGAGAACACATGTTCGTTGTCATATCTACTATAGCTACAGCCGTATTTACTGGAATAACTGCTTACCTTATGTATGCTCAAAAAATGCTTCGACAGACTCCAGAAATAAAATTGAGGCTTGATGATCCATCGCCAACATCAAATTTCTATAAGTTGACTCTAACTTTTATCCCTGCATCTGAGGATTACGAAATTTTCAAGATTGGCGTTTCTGGTTGCGACGTTTCAGAAACCTTCACCTCAGCAGAGTTCGGCCTCCCACCAGTAGACAATGAGGCTCTCGTATGGCGTAAATTTGTATATGCGCCAAAAATTATTCCATCCGAAGAAAATGCGGTTGCTTATAAGAAGAATGGTGAGTTTGCCCCATTCCGGCCAGCGATCTGTTTCAAAATCAACCCTAGGAAGCCGTTAAAGTCTCTCACTGTACACGTCTATCCTCGGTTAGTTGACCGTCTTTTGTTTAGGCAGCGGGTTATCCGTAAACGACTTATACCCGAAAAAGTTGTTAGAAGGATTTGATTGTTCATAAACGCCCCTGCGCTTGATGGTTCAATTCATCATGACGTCCTTCAGTGAGGGGATTCCGATTCTGTCGGCAAGCCTGTCCAAGGCTTCCATATCCTCTTGGGTCGGGATGTCTTCAGGCTCCAACAACCCATTCTCGATCAGTTTCTCAGTTGCTTTTTTGAGAACATCGGGCGGGATCTGGCTAAGAATCTTGACCGGCAAAATGGACAGCCTAGACAGAAGTGCAGATTCGGATTCGCTCAGCGCGATAAGTCTTTCGGTTTTCATTTGGTTAAAACCTCTGTGATTACAACAGGGATGGCTGCCTTGATAAATTCCCAAGACAACGAAATTCCAGTGTGAAGCGATTTCGATTTCACGCGTTGCCACAACTCTTTGTTGCGCATAGCATCTAACAGGTCGTGTCCTTGCATCGTGACAAACGCACCGCGAAAGTCCCAAAACCCGAACCCTCCGTCGGGGTTTCTTTTCACACACGCGTTTTTGATGATCCCTGCATCTATCAAGATTTCGACGTGGCCCAAGAAGTCGGCCGGCGGGTTGGCTGGAAATCGCGTTCGGAATTCTTCAGAACGGATATACCCAGCAACATCACCGCTCTCCACGGCCTCAAGCACTTCCCTGACAATGTCCCAATCCCTTTTCATTTGACTTCCTTCTTTTTATGTAGGCGCCGCCGGATCTTCTTCGGCTGCGTCTCGAACGCAAGACGATACAAGTCCTCATCCTGCTAACCCGCGATTAAGAAGTCGTTTGACGTAGTCCACGTGCATCCGGCGAAAGAAGTCAAAGTTATGAACAATGATTTCCGCCTGCTTCTCAGTAAAACAAAGGCCGCCGCGCATTTTGATTAACCCTAGCCTACAAATATCTAGGGTTTCAAGCATGTCCAGGAGCTCATCAGGTTTAACGCCTACCCTGCGTGCTAATTCTCTATGCGTCACGCGAAAATCGCGTTCATCTGAGAACATATCGTCTTCTTCCATGATTTCGCCTTTGCGCCTTTCGGCGCGTCTTCTTTTGCGGAATGTGGATAGGGGAGGGCGGGTTGGAGTTGGCATCGTATGCCTGCCTGCAATGCAGATGCCCGCCCTTGTGTGATTTCGCCGAAGGGTCAGCGAAACTCGGAAATATCTGCGTCACCCGATTTCCCCAATTAAGAATCCGCCCCGCCGCTCGGGAAGTCATTACGTTCGCCTCAAGTAGCAGGGCGGAAAAACGGTCAACCGCGAGAGGAGACGATTGTTTCCTGATGCGTCTCAACGCCGGGGATTGCAACTGCTCCGCCAGTAGCGCGGATAAATCGGTCGAGTGCGCCTTGCTTCACTTCGATTAAGTCGAAGCATTCTGGATGTATAGCTACGTGTGCAAGGAAAGCGCCCATGTCAACGACGCGTCCTCTCCACACCTTCTGCGTACTCATGCCGCTTACCTTAGCGGCGGGCTTCGCCGTAACGGCTGCTGGCACGACAAGCGCGGCAGCCTCTTTGATCACTTCTGCCTCTTGCGGTGTCTCGGCCTCGCGAGCCTTGGCCTCAAGAGCGGCACGCGCGGCGGCGGCCTCTGCTTCTGCTCTCATTCGAGCTTCGGCGGCGATACGCTCCTGATCTTCGACATATCGTGCAATCCCGAATTTGATGACGTTGATCGCGCCTTGATACGTGTCGATCGGCGGCTTGAAAAGGTTCATTACAGCCTTTTTCGCGTCGTCGAGCGGCTTCGTGATCTCCTTCCGCTTCGCATCAAGCGCCTTCATGCGCTTGGTCATCGCGTTCATCTCGTCCTTGGCAATCTTTAGACTTTCTTCATCAGTGACGACAAGGAAGTCCGCAGTGCTCTTAGCGTCGTCGGCCTCTGCAATCAAGGCCGATTGTTCTGGCATCGCCAGAGAAATTGTTTCAGTAGTCATTTTTCGCTTCCCAATAATTAATGCTGAGCAAACCGGCAAAACAAACTGCGTCGAGGTAGCTAACGAACTCGGTAAACCGATAGGTCCCATCAGACCTCAGCTGTAGCGCGCCTCGCCGGAAATGCTTTCCAAACTTCGCGGCGGCCAGAGCCTCATACGCAGCCAACTGCACACCGACGTGCGGATGAATTTCGCTCGTAGTTTTCAGGTCGATCACCCACGATTCGCCATTGATCGTGCAGAGGCGATCAATAGTCCCGCAGTACTTTTTGCACCCGAGACGCAGTTCTGCCGCATCAATCTGAGGCTTCACGTCAGCGCGCCACTTTCGGTACGCTTCTAGGTACGGTCTCCAGCCGTCTTCAACCGATGCCTCATCGAGCTCGCCTGCGTCGTCATACTCTGTGCATGCGTGAACTGCTGTCCCGCGCTCGGCTGCCAGCCTCAGCGTTTCGGCGGGAATGCTCGCGTATGCCTGCTGAGTTAGAGGCCTCATGACCTGCGTAACTGACGGAACCGGACGACCGTCAACCATATACACATGCCCGTCTTCGTCGAACTCAGGCTCTGTGATGTCGCCAGTGATGATGATGTCTGACATCATGGGTTCCTCTTCGAAGTTGCTTGAAGCTGATCTCGGCGCTTCGCGCATGCCTCCAGAATCACAGGGCGAATATCAGCCGGCGTAGTCTTCCAGATCGCTACGACTTCCTCGTAGCTGTTGGCCGCGTCGATTTTCGCCATGAACTCCGAGACGCTCTGCGCGCCTTCGAATGGCGGCTCATCCATTTCCGGAATCGCCTCAACCGTTTCTGACGCCTCATCCATTTCTGGAATCGCCTCAACCGTTTCTGGCGCCTGTTCCACGTCACTTTTTGCGGGGGCCTCATCAACCGCCTGAACGTCTGCCTTTTCGGCAGCAGGGGCCGGCTGTTCAGCTACGTCCACAACCTCCGGCGAAACTTCCTTTTTCTTGCGGCGCGGCATCTTTTTCTCAGCAACGGGTTCGGGGTGTTCATAGGAAGCGTCTTCCACGCCCATCGCGTCCTGCTGCTCTTCAGCGACCGCAATGCCCATCAAGAGATCTGGGAAAGCGTCGCGTATCGCAAACGCACGTGCGCGCATCTGGCACATGCGTTTTGGATATTGTTTCCACGGTCCAGTTTTTCCTGTTAAGCCAGCCGTGCCAGCCTCTTCATATGAGAACGTAGCTACTGTCGGCGACGGGATGCCGCGACGCTTGATCCTGCATGTTGCTGTGTACGCCTTTTCGTCGAAACTCTCTTCGAAGTCTTCACATTGCCCGCTAGACATCACAAGAGCCTTCAAAGCGTCACCATACAAGCTGGGTCTGCCATTGATAACGGCGATTGAATTCAAACCTTGAATGGTCGGCATGCCGATGGATTTCGACCACATCATCGCAATGAGGATGTTTTGCGGCTTGCCTTTGTAAATGGCCGGCAATAGCTCAGACTTGGACAGTTCTTGTGCGTAGGCCAGCGCTTGCCCTACATCCTGCGGAGCAGGAAGCAGCTCTTTAGATTCAATCATGATGTGACTCCATAAATTTGGTTATCAACCAAATCAAAAATTGGTTCATAGCTTTTGACCCGTAAGCTTTTGCAGGAATTCGAGGCGCTCGCCGCCGTTGAAGTACGACTCTGACCGACCGTTCTGGTCGATCACGATCACGTATGACGGAGTGGGTTTGCCTTCTCTATGAAGTTCGACGATCATTCGTCCGATCTGGGCGCCACGACTGTCGAAGCAGGTGATTTCGTGCCGTCCGCCGCACTGCACAACGTTGAAAGACGACGCGCAATTCATGAGGCGTCTTTCAGGAAGAAGCACGGGATCTTCTTCTTCGATCTCAGGAGGGGAGACGCATTTCGGCTTTTGCAAACCTTGCATCTCGCGTTTCACGTTCCGGACGTATTCAGGATTTACGCCCAGAGCGTGAGACAGCTCTATTACATTTAACTTGCCGTTTTTTATGCATTCCGCGGTTAGTTGGCGAAATGCTTTGGGGTATCTATTTGATGGTCCTCTAAGTGGAGCGGCCTGTTGGCGAATCTCCTCACTGATTTTTTTGTTCTGGCATCTGCTCTTAATTTCAGCATCGACCCTTCGCACATAAGTGACTGATGCCCCTGTGACTCTGCTGATTACGAGTTGCGAAACCGAGAGCTTCAAAGCTTTTTCTACCAGAGCCCTGAATTCATCAGATCGCCGCAGCCTCCGTCCTTTATCAAAAGGCTCGATGTGACTGATCACCTCTTGCAAACGCTGTTCGTCCAGCTTTCCGTCAGGAGTTAATCGAACCGCATCAGGCGGAATAACGTACTTGGTCGTGCGGATCGGAGCATTCTCGTCAGAAGCTCGTGCGGCCTGCGGCGAAAAAATCGGTTTAGGCGGCGACATAAGGCAGAGCTCGTGCAATCGCCGGCGGCAATGCGCGTCTCGCGACTTCTGCATCTTCTGCGTCGTCGTCGGCGTGTTTGATCTTCCAGTAGTACGCGGCAAGCGTGGTCGCGTACTGGAGGATTGCGGCGTGAACGGACTTGTAATCTCCGGACGCAGCTTCTACAGGCGTTGCCGCCTTGGCCATGTAGATGAATGTGGCTTGGAAGCCATCCATATCATCTTTCGCCGCTTTTTCAATTGGGTGCGATTCATCTTCTGCCACCAAAAAGGCAACGGTATCGATGAATTCAAAGATCGGATGAGGGAATGTTTTTCCCAGAACCTGTGCAGTCGTAGTTTTTGTGTTCATTTTTGTGCTCGCAGTGCTTGAATCTTTTGAGTTGTCAACTGAGCGAATTCCTCTAAGAAGTCAGGCGGGATTGGTGTGTTGTTGAAGAAGTCGAACAGGTACTCGCCAGCATCAAAGAGCGTGCAGCTAGCCGCAGGACCTTCGTTCTCAAGAATCTGATGCGCCAGTTCATCCGAATCGGATTCGATATCAAGCTTCCGATCTAACAGGCGCGGATCGAAGCCGTCCGGGTAATTCCAGCTCATTGAACTCTCCTTCAAAATGGCGCATAACCTGCGAGATAAGCCCATTTCATGAAATAGCAAAGGCCGCTCATCAGGCCGTAGAGGCATGCCACAGAGGCGAATGCAACGGCTACGATGGCGCCGACGCTGAAACCCGTGCGGCTGTTGTGGCCGAAGAAGCTCTTGAGGTGCTTCATGGCGTGTCCTTTTTTAGGTACGAGTTCGCCTAGCGCCCTCGCGAAAACACGAGGGCGGCCGACGAAGTTTTTAGAGTGATCTCAGATGTGCTGAGTGGTTACGCGGCTTTGCGCTTTGGTTGCTGTGCCAACCAGTGCTGATAGCATTGCATGTCGTTAATGTCGTGTCCGTGCTTGGCAAGAATATCTAGGATGCGCCACCAAGGGACTTCATTAAAGGCGTCCCAAAACTTTCCGGCAAAGGGCGAATCCATAATTCGCAAAATGCCGTAGATCTTGCTAAAGACGATCAAAAACAAAAACCTCACGTAATAGATGAAAGTGAGCAGGGCTTCAGCATCCTTATCAGACAAGATGATCGACCCTTCCGCAAGCGTCGGCGCCGGAAGCTGCGGCTTAAGCGTGCAAGTTTCGATGAGCGCGAGTGCAGCTTTCATCTGATCGTGCCGCAGGTCTTTGTAGCTCGCGATCTTGAAGTAATCGTAAAGAGCGTTGTAGACCGTCTGGTAGTGAACAGAGCTGTTCTTAGCGCGCGATTTGATGGCCTTGCGGATCTCGTACTGCTCTGTAGTCGTGATGAGCGCCGACTGTTCTGTCGGGGCTCGCAGCGCTTCTTCCATCCGGTTAAAAGCATCGATGTAGGCCCACTTGAAGGCCTGAGCTTTTTCACCAGTAAAGCCCATCGCCAAGAAGGTGAAACCGTCTCGCGTGAGGCGATAGGCTTTGGATTGAATTGGAGCCCCACCGCTTGGATTTGCGCGGGTTACAACCGTCTGGGAAAAATTCCCCAGACGGTCTTCGGGCAATTTTGAGAGGATTGCTCGGATGGCTTTTAGTACATCATTGTGAGGCTTTTCAAAGAAGTAGGCAACGTCCGTTGAAAGCGTGGTCGGCTGACCATTAACGATGGTGACGACAGGCAAGTTTTGAGTCTCAGGCATAGAGAGCTCCTTCGTAATTTTTGAGAATTCGCCATTTTTGAGATGGCGGCCAAGCGCTCAAAACCGTACGAAGTCGGCGGGCATATTCCCCTTTCGGGTATTGTATTAGCCTCACGCTCGGCCATATCCAGAGCTATCTGTTACTGGCACAGATACAAAAAAATCCGCTTGGCTGACGGGGCGGAGGCCGCTTCGTATGGTGTTTTGAGCACCGAAGCGGAGTATGCATCAAATCCAGAAAAAAGGCAATAAAAAAGCTCCGATCATTCGGAGCCAATCAGGGTGGGCGGAACGTGTTGCAGCACGTCCCGCCCCGTTAACACACTCTTAAGTAGGAAAACAGAGTATGCAAACGAAAACTTGCACGCTTACAGCGGAGCGGTTTAAGGCTCTTGCCGAGCAGAGCCAGAATGAATTTCGCTTGCTGAACATTCAGCATCGGACGTTGGGGCGTCTGTCGGCGTTGGTTTTGGAGTGCGGCTCGAACACCAATAAAGGTTTGTGGCTGCACATCTATAAAATGCCCAATCCCATGCCAGAGCATGGATCCACCGGCAAACCCTTCTTCGTTTACCTGCCAGCAGTTTCCAGCGTAGAACTGGGTGAATGCGTCGGATCGCGCATCTGGCATGCCATCGAATTCGGATCAAGTAGTACAGGGGGAGTTTCAGCAACCGACGTTGAGCGAGAATGGTGACGCCGCAGGTGCATCGCATCGGCATAACGCCAGCCTCCCCCGGAAAAACTTGGCAACCATGATAGTGGGGGAGGCTTTCTAGCCTTCCGTCCCAATGCTCAATGCTGCGCTTTAATTCAGGATGCATTACGGTTCCAAAATGAAATGTCTTGAAAAGACCCACTACTGAACCCGTGAAGCAGGTGCAGTAGTTGGCCTTTTCCCCGTCTGCACTGAATACGTCAGGCCGTGAGCTCCATAGCCATCAGGCGGGTAGTTCGTAGCTGCGAACTTCAACTCAGCATCCAAGTTGCTGTCTTGGCTTTCCGAGACGCTTCTTTCGTTCGAGCGTTGCCGTGATGGCGGTAGCTCTTGCGCTTCCACGTGCCGCCGGTGCTTCCGTGCGGTACTTTCAACGAGCGGAAAACGTTGTTTCCCAATCGTTAAACGCACTTTAACGCACGAGGTGTAAATTGTCAAATGACGTTTAACGCTACTGTTAAACGGAAATAGCTTTTTATGAGCTTGTTTGTTCATCTTTGGTTGACAAATGTCAAAAAAAAGCCCGCTCAAAGGCGGGCATGGAAAAAGTGTTTATACAACCAGCTATAGCAATCGACGGATTTGGAGACCTACATAGACACGTCCGATAACGTTAAGCGTGTCGCCATCGTCGATAGTGAAGGGCTTGTATTTGGTGTTATCAGACAGAAGAAGCAAGCCTTTGTGGGTGATCTGGATGCGTTTGATGAGCGTACTGCCACCCAGCTCGACGGCATAGAGGCCGTCTTGCGTCACATCTCTTTGCGAGACATCTACGATCACTGCATCGCCATTATTAAGCGTCGGCATCATTGAGTCGCCTTTGGCCGTGATGATGTGCAGAGAGTTCATTGATGCTGACGGGCAGTAATTGCGGATGAATTCATATGTCACGCGCACCATCGTGATGATGCCGCAGCCATACTGCGATAGATCTTCTCGAGCGCCGCATGCACCCTCTGCTTCTAGCAACGGAATGGAAATCGCATCTTCAAGCCGAATCGATTGTGCTCCAGCTGCCGAGTCGTCGCCATACAGAACCCAGGCGGGAGAAACGTGAAAGTACAGGCAGAGAGCTTCTAGTCCTTTATCACTTGGTCGATTTTTCCCCGTCACCCACTGAGAGAGGGAAACGTGGTTTACGCCGATAGCTTTCGAGAGCGTTCGAAGTGATAAGCCAGACTCATTTACAAGACCGGCGATGCGGGTTGCGATGTCGTTCATGAGAAACCTCCGTTCGATGCTCATAGGTTAAATCGCGTTTTACATAAGCGCATTAAACAAAAGTGTCAAACTTGCGTTAAACTGCGTTTTACATTGGAAATGCAAATTTGACACTAACGCTATGAACTCAAACAACATCGTCCGAAAAAGTGTAGAGATTTACGGAGAGCGACAGGGCATCAAGGGGCGTGGTGCATACACGGCCTTCGCTCGCGCATGCAATGTGAGCCGTCAAACGGTTTGGCATTGGTGTCGTCACAACTCCGTACCTTTGAAGTACGCGGATTTCGTGAGTGACATCACCGGACTGTCTGCCACTTCTCTCAACAGCGAGATGCGCAATGCACTGCAAAAGCAGCTAGGCATCACCGGAACTGGTCGCTAAGGAGCTCGCAATGAGCGTTCCAGCACGTAAGTGGGCACTAAGCAAGCGCACGGGGTCTTCTGCCCGCCGCGCGGTATTGAACTGTCTTGCCGATTGGATGATCGGCGAGAACGCGGTTGAGTGCTGGCCATCTATCGAAACGATTGTCTTTGAGACTGAAATGAATCGCAAGACGGTCATGAAGGCCACTGCGGAACTTGTTGCTTTAGGACTGATTGGCAAGCGTAAGGTCATTGATATTGAACGGCATTGCTGGCAGACCCGATATACGTTTATTGGTTACGTTCCTAAAGAATGGGTCAAGGCCGAAAGGCCGTGCGAAGAACGCGGTTCACATGCAAAGGAAAGTCCCAAAAACGGTACGTACCAAAAACGGTATGTACCAAAAACGGAAAGTCCCAAAAACGGCACTGAGGTGCATACCAAAAACGGTACTAAGGTAGGTCCCAAAAACGGGACTATAGAAAGTCCCAAATTTGGGACAAGAACAGGGATAGAACAGGGAATAACAGGAATAAGACAGGAAGGTAAGGCTCACGCTTCGCGTTCGCTGCCCGTCGCGCCGCCGCCTCCCGGGTTGGATGACGAAGCCGAGGCCGAATGGAACGACCTGACCGCGCGAGCCGCTCTCGAAGCAGACTCGATGCCAGAGGACGTTTTCTCTCCTGACGCTCAAATACCCATCGAGAACATCGATGCGCGCTTCGCTACTGCATCCGATTCGATTTTTGGTACCGACACACCACCCAAAGATCAGAACGCCGCAGAACGCAAATCTGAGGCCATTTCCAAACCGAAGAGGAAGCGCGTTTCATCCTCCGTCGTCAAGGACAAGCCCGAAGACATCTCTCAGGAGGTTTGGGACGACTGGCTGACGACGCGTCGAGCGAAGCGCCTGCCGCTCACGCAAACTGCCCTCAACTCCGTCCGCCGAGAGGCCGCTTCTGCCGGACTCACCTTTCAGGCTGCCGTCACCTTCGCCGTCGAGCAGGGCTGGGCCGCCTTTCGCGCGGAGTGGTACCGCAACGCGACTCGCAAGGGCGACTCGACGAAGACGAATGCCCGCTACCTGACCGCCCAGGAGCGCTACGAAGAGCGCATGCGCAAGGCGGGGGAAATGAGCGACGAAGAGTACTTCGCCCAATTCGACCTTCCCGAAGAAATCCTCAACTACGAAAAAGCCCAAGAGGCAAAACGCCATGTCGCATCCTGAAGTCACCGCATCGTCTACTCAGCCCGTTCCGAAGGTCATCGAGCTCCCCGGAGCTCCTCCCTTCCGAGAGTGGCACATCGAGTGCCCCATCCATGGGCCCCAGACCGTTCGCACATACATGCGCAACGGGCTCTTTGGCGAGCCTAAGTGCTACATCTGTCAGCGCGAAGAGGGCGAAAAGATGGCCCGATCCGAGGCAATCAAAGGTGAGGCGCTCGCCACAACCATCGCCCTGCAAAACTTCTTCGGGCCGTCCATCGGAGGAGACGATTCGAGCGCCTGCTTCACCTTTGACCGCTTCAAAACCTCTGGGTTCCAACACGTCGAAAAAGCAAAGACTCTTTGCGAGCGATTTGCCGATCGCTTCGTCATTCGTGCCGAAGAACGCGAGCTCGCCCGGGCCTCGGGAGATCTCGGATGGCGCAAGAAGAACTCCATCGGCATCTTCCTGCGCGGACCTTGCGGCGTCGGCAAGACTTTCCTCGCGCTCTCGATCCTCAATCGCCTCGCCCAGCTCAGCGTGCCCGGCTACTTCGTGAGCTGCCCGTCCCTCATGACCGCAGTGCTCGACCTGCCTTTCGGGGAGAAGTCGACGGCAATTCGCCTGCTCTGCCGCGCCTCCGTTCTTGTGCTTGACGACGTTGGCGCTCAGGCGTGGAAGCCCTCCGAGCAGCAACTTCTTTTCCAAATCGTAGACGGGCGGATCTCCCGCGGACTACCCATCATCGCGACCTCCAACCTCATTGGTAAGCAGCTGGAGGAGTGTTTGACGACGCGGACTGCCCAACGCCTTTTGGCCTCCACGGTCTCGATTGATGCGGCTAGTTGGCCGAACTGGCGAATGGCGCGACATAAAAGCCTCACGCTCGAAACGTTTGTGGAGGGCTTCTGATGCCGCCCGCCGCCTTCGATCAGAAGCGAGCTTGTATGCGATGGATCTACGCACAACGGCGACTAGGCCTGCCGCTCTCTCCGTACCACATCGAACGAATCGTCGATGCGCTCGAAATGCAGATCGACGAGGTGCCCGACGAAATCGTAGACGACACGATCCTGACCTTTGGCATGAGCTCCTTTTTGATCTGCGAAGACTGCGGTACTCCGGGCATATGGCCAGGATCACGATTTGATGCTCTGCGCAGCGAGTTTTGCCGCTCCGAGATCATCTCGCGACGCGCCGGTCAGTGGCCGGAAGTTGACTCCGTTCAGCTCGAATTCAACCGTAGCTATTTCAAGCGGGTGAGGGCTCGGCTTGAAGGAAATGATCCGGGAATTTTCTATCGGCACACCCACTCCCCAATCAGCTTTGACAACGCCTCACCAACCCCAAACACAACCGACGACGAGCGACCTTTTTGAGGACAAAAAATGAACGCCACACAAATTGCATTAGTCGTTTTCATCTTGCTGGCGAACTACCTCGTGTTGGTTCCGGCACTCCTATCAACCTCTGCTGTCCCCACGCTTCTTCTCGGCATTTTCTGCGCGGCGGCACCTGCCGTTTGGGCAATCAACCGTTTCTTTACCAAGCACTAAAGGGAGCTTCCCATCATGAATAACATGAGCAAATTGACCATTGGATCCGCAGCCGGAATTTTCGCCGTTATCGCCGGCGGATACGCTCTCGCATCTCTTACAACCGTACCGGCAGGTTATGTCGGTGTTCGTGTGAATCTTTACGCAGATAAGGGCGTTGACAACGAAGTAGTCGGCACTGGACGCTACTTCGTTGGCATTAATGAACAGCTTTACAAGTTCCCGACCTTCAACCAGCTGATCAGCTACGAAGAGCCCTTCACATTCCAAACTTCTGACGCGATGGATGTTCGCGCCCGCGTCGGCTTGGAGTACGCAATTGAGCCGGAAAAGGCAGCAACAATCTTCCAAACGTATCGAAAGGGCATAGACGAGATCACAGAAATCAACCTTCGCCAGTACATCAGCGATGCGCTCATCAAACACGCTGCCGGCATGGATATCAACGCACTAACTCAGGGCGGAAAGACAAATCTTTTGGAAAACGTTCAGAACGAGATTCGCGGAAAACTGGCACCCGTTGGTATTCGCATCGTGAAGCTCTCTTGGGTGACCGATCTGGTCTATCCAGAACAAGTTAAAGACTCAATCAACGCCAAGATCGAAGCAACTCAGCGAGCCCTTTTGCGAGAAAACGAAGTGGCTCAGTCCAAAGCCGAGGCGCAGAAGCGCATCGAAGAAGCACGCGGTATCGCTGAATCTACTCGACTTCGCGCTCAGGCCGAAGCCGATGCAATCGCAATCAAAGCCAAAGCGCTTCGAGACAACCCAGACATCATCCAACTCAACGCCATTGAAAAGTGGGATGGCAAGTTGCCCAACATGATGACCGCTGGCAGCACCGTTCCTTTCGTTCCGGTGAAGTGATGACAAGCGTTCTTATCGGCATTGCCCTCATTGCCAAGGGAGTCATCGAATGACTGATCTTTTCAGCGCTTCAATGCGCCTTTACGGAGAATCTCCGCACGCATGCATTGACTGCATGCACTTTGCAGGCGCGTTGCTCGATAAAGGAGGGTTTCTTTTTGCCCGACGCTCGGGCTACTGCAATGTGCGCGTAAAGCGAGGCGACTGGAACGTTCTTCAGCGCATAGACGCACCCCGCCAATGCGGCGACTTTCAGGAAGCCGACGAGAAATTACGAGATAAACGCGCTAAGGCGCTCGCTTTCTATACCAACAAACTCAAAAAGGAGTGATTCCGGTGCCTACACAAGATTTAACGGGATGGAGCGTCATTGACCATGAGGACAAAGCAACATGGCCAAAGATGGGGGTGCGCTGCCTTTTTTATCGGGATAAATATCGTTTCTCCCACTTCTATGGTTTTCGTGATTCGGACGATATGGTGACCATGGAGGTCTATCCGGTTCGCGTCCCAATTCTTCAAATCACCGCGTTCCAGATTCAGAAACGAAGCGCCGAAGAGGAAAGTGATGCATATATTCGTTGAAGGAGAGCCGCAGGGAAAAGCTCGGCCTCGGGTGGTTCGCGGGCATGCCTATACGCCGCAAAAAACTAGGGACTATGAACGCTTGATCGCAAGTACTTTTAAGCAGGCAGCGTTTCGTGAGGGGTTTAAACCTATCAAAGGACCGGTAGAACTCACCATCATTGCGCGATTCCCAGTTCCGAAGTCATATTCAAAAAAGCGGCGAGAGGCATGTTTGCGCGGATGCGAGCAGCCAACCAAAAAACCGGATTTTGACAATATTGCGAAGGCGTGCGGAGATTCTTTAAACGGGCTCGCATACGACGACGACTCTCAAATCGTCAAATCCACGATCACAAAGATTTATCATCAAATACCCGGCATTGATGTCTTTATAACCTCGTACAAACCTGATGATTCCTGATCACTTTCTTCGGCGGTTATTCAACTGGAGCCGCGCTATTCGCTCCCCTCGCGCTTATGGCTCCCTGACATCATCTTCGATGGCCCATGCTTTGGACGCAATCGCACTTCAACGCGGAATCCCTCCGCTTGACAAGGATTGCGCTCCGCTCACACCAGACGAAAGACCCCTTGCAATCGATTTGCAAGACGCCGAAAGACTTACTAGGGCATATGCGTCACCGTACATGAGCGTCAAGGCAAAACAGCTTCTGCGCTTGAAATACGGTGAATGCAGGTCAGATTCCGCCTGTGCGAGAAAGCTGCGCCTCGGTGAAAAGCTATTCCACAAAATTCACGATGAAGTCTGTAGAAAATTTCAAGAGGTGGTTGAAACTTATTTTGACCCGAAGTAGAATGCTCCCAAAATCTACCACCGGCTCGCGCTGAGATAATCGTCCCTATGGGAGCCGCCGGTGTGCCCGGAAGAAGCAGAAAGCCCGTACTCACATGAGCGCGGGCTTTTTTCTTTTCAGCTCTTGCGGGCTTCTCATACCGGAGTATTCGCACGTGTCAAAAGATCCATTCTCGCCAATCGATCCTTATCCCGAACAGCTCAAAGTTGCTCAGGTACTTCTTGATATGGCCGAGAAAGACTTGACGAGAATCTTTGCTCTGTACCCAGAGCAACGATCAAAACTCGCTTTCTATCAGGCGTTCTCCGCGGCAATGATTGTAGCTCACGTCTACTCATGGACACTTTTCGGCATCAACAGCTTGGTTGAAATCCTGTGTCCGGCTATTTCAGCGGGTCTTTTTGCCTCGGCTCTATTCCTATCCGTGATGGCGATGGGCAATTCAAACGTTATGGTCGGCGCAGTAAAGAGCTATTCGGAGTGGTTTTTGTCTGCTCACGGAACTCAGGAAGATACCCTGAGCATTTATCGTGACGCTCTCAAAAATTTCGACTCTGCCCGGAAACTCGCAAAGTTGACGCTTGACCGGCGAGGCAGAACACTTCGCCGCATAAACATTCTCATCTTGTGCGCAATTGTCTTTGGTGCTATTGGCATCGTCGGTTTGGCTGCTTAATTTTTATCACCCGTTTTTTTGCGAGGTTCGTATGGCTGCTCAAAAGAAGTCTGCTCCCCGCAAGGTGGGGAGACCAACTAAGTACACACCCGAGCTGGCCGAAAAGATTTGCGACTTGATTCGTGAGGGCTTGTCTGAGAGGGAAATTTGCTCTCAAAAAGGAATGCCAGACGCCTCAACACTTGGCCGGTGGAAGGATAACAATCAAGAATTTTGCATTCAGTCCGCGCGCGCGCGTGAGGAGAGCGCCGCCCTGTATCGCGAAAAAGCGCTCGGCATTGCGCAAGAAACCGCGAAAACTGCGGTTAAGGCGTTACGAGGTGAAATCACTGACGCTCTGGGTGAGCCGGTTAAAGATCTTCCGCGAGGGTATGTTGAGGCTCAGAAGCTCTTGGTTCAAGAGCTGAATCGAGAGGCAGCCATCCGCGACGACCGAAACTACGGTGACCGCCGACGCGTTGCCGTCACCGGTGCCGATGGCGGCGCAGTCAAGATCGAAACGAAGCAGGTCACCTCGCTTTCAAACGAAGAACTGCTAGAAATTGCTCGTATGGAGTTCCCCGAAAATGAAGGAGAAGATCGATAGGGCTCTGATTCTCGCTGCGCGTCATGAGCTTAGAATCCGCGCAGCGCGTCAAAGTCTTTCGAATTTTGTTCTTGAAACCACTCCCGGATACCAAATGGGGTGGGTACATCGCGAAATCTGCGAAGAGCTTGACGGTTTTCTGCAAGACATCGCAGATAAGAAATCGCCGAGGCTCATCATCTGCATGCCGCCCAGAAGTGGGAAGCTGTGCGCAGACAGCACGCCGGTATTGACGACGAAAGGCTGGAGAACCCACGGAGAGCTTAAGGTGGGAGACGAAGTTTTTTCTCCGTCAGGGAAGCCGGTTCGAGTTATTGCAATAGGCCCTAAAAACATTGCCTCTCATGAGGTAGAGGTGTCGACAGGCGAAAGGTTTGCCGTTCATTTAGATCATGAATGGACAATTTATTCTCGTCCGCAGGCAAAGTACAAAACCGTCGAAACAAGATGCTTGATAGAACCTTCCCCCAGAACAGGGAAGCCCATCAGCTTAACAACGGGGCTAATGGGGAAGCGCGGCGGAAGATACCTGTATCAAATTGATAGAGTAAACCCCTTACAGTTTGAAGAGGTCCAACACATCCTGCCGCCGTATTGCCTTGGTGTATGGCTTGGAGATGGTACATCTAGTTCGCCAAGAATAAATATGACACCTCTTGATGCCATGGTTGTTAAGGATGCATTTGAAAAGTTGGGGGTGCCGATAACGGGGGAATGGGAGCACTCAACTACAGGTGTTGTTACGTTTTCATTCGCGAGCGGAGTACCACGGCGTCGGAATAAGTTTTCTGCGGACATGAAGCGATTGAGATTGTTCGACGGGAAATATGTGCCCGACGAATACAAGTTCGACTCAGAAAGCAATTTGAGGGAACTAATCGCAGGGCTGATGGACACCGATGGCACGTTTGTCAATGGCAGATATGTTTTTTCAACCGTATCAGAAAAGCTTGCTCTTGATGTTGCTGAGGTTATTCGTTTAATCGGAGAAACGGCTCATATTAGAAAGATTGACCCGACCACGAGTACTAGCGGCATCGTTGGAAAGCGCTCTGTATACACGGTTAGTTTTTTCCCGACAAAGTCAATACCGTGTCGTTTGATGCGTAAAAAAACGACCAGAGTGCGGAAGGAAAAGAGGCACGCGATCGTTGCGGTCAAGCAGCTCGAGAGTCCAAAGATAGGCAACTGTATTCAAGTTGATTCAGAAGATGGTCTATATGTAATAGGTAAAACCTTTGTTGCTACGCACAATAGCGAAATCGTTTCTCGATCTTTTCCGGCGTATGCATTTGGGCTGTATCCAGACCTTCAAATCATTGCGACGTCGTATTCAGCAGATCTGACGCAACGTTTCTCGCGTGACGTACAGCGCAAGATCGACGATCCAAAGTACGCCGAGATCTTCCCTGAAACATCGCTCAACTCAAAGAACGTAAAGACCTCTTTCGGCTCATTCATTCGAACCGCAGAGCTCTTTGAAATCGTTGGGCATAAGGGCGCCTACCGCGCCGCCGGTGTCGGCGGAGGCATTACAGGCATGGGCGCTGATTGCTTGGTTATCGACGACGCAATTAAAGATCGACGCGACGCGAATTCTGCGACGATTCGAGAAGCGCTTTGGGACTGGTACACGTCGACGGCATATACGCGCTTATCTCCTGGTGGCGGCGTGATCGTGATGTGCACACGCTGGCACCCCATTAAGGACGATACGCCCGTACTTACGCTTGCAGGATGGAAACGACATGGCGACCTTCAGGTAGGCGATAGGGTTTTCGGGATGGACGGAAGGCCGGTCGAGGTTACGCACGTTTGCGAACCGGTTTGGTGTGATGTTGCCGTCGAAACGCGAACGGAAACGGTTATTTGCGGATCAAAGCATTTATGGCCGGTCAAAAGCAGGCCGACCCATAATTACGTTCTGAAAGAGGCCGGAAACCTGCTCGACGACAGGCAGAGAACTCTCCCTCGGCCTGATCCGCTAGATTTTGGAGAAAACGAACCCCTCCCAATTGATCCGTATTGGTTTGGTTTGTGGCTGGGGGATGGTTCGAAAAGCGGCCCCGATATTCGATGCGGACATGCTTATACGGCACATTGCGAAAGTACGCCGTATTCGTTTACGCGATATACGGATAAGGTAGGCAATTACTGCTATCGGTATCGACATCAAGGACTTCGAGGAAAGTTGGTCAAACTAGGTGTTCTGTTTAACAAGCACATACCTAGATGCTACTTACACGCGTCTATAGAGGACCGTTTGGCGTTATTGGCTGGCCTTATTGATTCTGACGGCGATAAAACCAACAACATTCAGCGATTCGCAAACAGCGACGAACGGCTGTACTCCGACGTAAAGGATTTAGTTTCGTCGCTCGGTATGCTTTGCAACAACAGAGAGGTTGTTAACCGCAAAGGGACGATTGCAAAAGACGGATATGAACGAAATTACGATTGCAACCGTTTCAGCTTTTCTCCAACAGTAGACATACCGTGCAAGGTGGAGTACAAGCGGTGCAAAGCGATTCGAGCAAAAGAACGGCAAGTACATTTCAGGAAGGCCAGTTCTAAAGAAGCTGGGTGGGGTAGGTGCATAACAACTAGCGCAGTTGACGGCATCTATCTAGTTGGTAAAAGCTTGATGCCTACTCACAATTGCGATGATCTGGTCGGTCGCTTGCTTGACCGAGCGGCATCCGGCGAAGGCGAGCAGTGGCGCGTCATCAACTATCCAGCCATTGCCGAGCACGACGAACAGCACCGTAAGGCCGGCGAGGCTTTACACCCCGAACGTTATGACCTCAATGCACTGCTTCGCATTCAGAAGCAGGTCGGCTCTCGCGACTGGGCGGCGCTCTATCAGCAGCACCCAGTGCCCGACGGCGGCGGACTCTTTAAAGACGACTGGATTCAGCATTGGGACAGCGCAACGCTTCCAAAGACGTTCGATGCCATGTGCATTTCATGGGATATGACGTTCAAGGGTTCCGAACGATCGGACTACGTCGTTGGGCAGGTGTGGGGGCGCAAAGGCGCGAACTTCTATTTGCTTGACCAGTTCCGAGGACAGTGGGACTTTGTGAAAACGGTAGAACAGTTCGTTGCTTGCGCGGAAAAGTGGCCGCGAGTACTTCGAAAGCTCGTGGAAGAAAAGGCAAACGGCGCCGCTGTAATCGCGACGCTGAAAAAGCATGTTTCAGGGCTCATCCCAATCAATCCGAAGGAGTCCAAAGAGGCTCGCGCGGCCGCAATCACGCCGCTCTGGGAAGCAAAGAACGTCTTTCTTCCGCCGTCCGGTCTCTATCCGTGGGTAGCTAAGGATTTCATACCAGAACTGCTCAGTTTTCCGGCAGGGGCTCACGACGATCAAATCGACAGCATGAGTCAGGCTTTGTCTGAGATGAGCAGGGGATGCGTCCGAAGAACTCACCCGAACAACTTAATCGCGCTTGGCCTACGGTAAGGCGCAAAGCAAAAACAAAGCCCGCAGGAGTGACAGCTCTCGCGGGCTTTTTTGTATCCACCTCACTGACAGGTGAATCATGAATATTTTATCGACTTTTGGCGGCTTCGTCGCCTCTTTCAGGATTTTGACCGCAATGCTTGAGAAGACTGAAGACAAGATGCGCCCGCTAAGTTTTCGCATCTTCAGATGTGTTTTCTGGCTTGGGGCGGCCGCTTTAATCCTTGGTTTCGTTCTTTATGAGTGGATTAAGTGGGGGCTCCTATGAGCAAAACCAAAGAAGAAAAGGCGGCGGACAAGAGGCGCAAAAAGGCGTATCGCAAGGTCGAGGAGCAAGAAAAGCTGCTCGCTCAAAAATTCCGCGATCAGCGTGAACGCGCGATTCAGTCAATGAGCGCTGGCACGATGCTCATCCCGCCGCGCACATGCGAAGTGCTGAGATCTCTCGATGACGTCAAAAAGCACTTTGCTCCGCCGCTTACTTTGGGGTATCCCAAGGGCGGAAAAGAGCGCGAGAAGCTTGCCGAAGCGTGTGACCGAGCTGGCTACTACGACGCGATCTACAACACGCTTACTCAGCACGCCTCCGACCTTGGGCAGTATCCCGTAACCTCTTTTATCGGTTACGGCGTCCTTCAGCAAATCGCCCAGAACGGCATGATTCGATCATGCATCTCAACCGTCTCCGATGACATTACGCGCGAATGGCTGACCATTATCGGCGGCGATGAATCAGACGGCGAAACCGTCGATATGCTGAACGATTTGCAGGAGACGAAATACCACCTCAAAAAGGTGTTTCATGACGCTATCGATCTCACTGGGTACATGGGCGGTTGCTTCATCTTCATCGACACAGGATGCGATGAGGAGGACTTAGAACTTCCGCTCGCTATCAATGTGAAAAGTGCGGAGCTCGGCAAGGACACGCCCCTTCGCTTTATTGTCGTTGATCCGATCAACTGCGCGCCAGTCGAATACAACTCCACAGATCCGCTCCGCAAAGACTACATGCAGCCGAAATCGTGGTGGGTGCTCGGCAAGAAGGTTCATGCCTCACGCTTGATTCCCGTCGTCGACAATCGGCCGCCGCAACTGCTGCTGCCGAATTACAACTTCCTCGGGATTCCGCAGGCGCAGATCCTTTGGGACTACGTCATTCACTGGAACTCTTGCCGCGTAGCGACGGCGAATCTGCTCACCAAGATCTCTCTGCTGGTCTACAAGACCAATATGAGTTCTTTGATGAGTGACCCGAACGGCATCGCGACCCTTGATCAGAAGATGGCTGTTCTTCAGCGCTATCGAGACAATGATTCTGTTTTCGCGGTCGATAAGGACGAAGAAGATGTAGCGAACATACAGACGTCGTTAGCTGGATGTACGGATGTGGTGCGGCAGTCGCTTGAAATGATTGCGGCCATCAACCGCACGCCCGCGGTAAAACTGCTCGGCATCAGCCCGAGCGGCTTTAACGCCACCGGGCAAAGCGACATCACGAACTACTACGACTACATCAAATCGAAGCAAGAGCTTCGCCGAGACGCGATCTTGAAGTGCCTCAAAGCTATTCAGATTGTTGAATTCGGCGAACTCGATGACTCGATCAGCGTGAAGTTCAACGAGCTCGGCGTTGATCGTGAAGCTCAGAATGCCATGTCGGCGCAGTCCATTGCCGGCACGCTTACACAGCTTGCCAGCATCCAAGCCATCAGCGCTGAAGAGGTTCGCGAGGCTGTGAAAAAGTCTCCGATTATGGGTTTGGACTGGCTCTCAGACGATGCACCGGATGTTGAGCCAGATGACATGTTCAATGAATTCGGCGGCCTTTCGGGGAAGGACGATCTGCTGCAAAACCAATCGGTGCCACTCGCGCCGCAGTCCTCCGAAAGTGCCGCCAATCCGCCTGACGAAGGACGCCAGCTCCTTCAAGGAATGAACTCAAATGACAGCAAGAGTGAAGACGATTCGAGCCATTGAGCCAAACGTCGGCACTCGAAAAGCGTTTGAGAAAAAACTGTCTGCGTTCTCGCGAAGTTTCCTGCGGGAAGCGATGGGCGAGATTGTCACCGAGCTTTTGAACGAAGGCTTACTTGTTCCGGAGGCTTCGGATGCATTGCCGAAGCTGACGGCGCGAGAACGCCGAATTTTCGAGAAGGTGAATGCAGGTCTAGCCAAAGGCATCGATCCCGAGACGCTGCGAGAAAGGATCCGCTCAATCAGCGCAGTCAAAATCGCGCGCTGGCTGATTGCCGCAGAGCAGAAAGCCAAAGAAATTTCGTACTGGTTTTGCCGCTCGGCGGCGCGCGACGTAACGCTGAGCCAGCGCCGCGCGCTTGCCGCAGCAGGCATCTCGCAAGGGTGGCTAAAGAGCAAGTTCGACGTTCCGATTATTCGTGGTCAGTACATCTCTCGGCCGGCCGCAGAGCAATTGCCGAAGTACGTTGAAGATGCCACGACGCTCATCACCAAAATGACGGGCACCGACCTCGCACGCCTTCAAGACGTTTTGTCGGAAGGTTTATCGAGCGGGGCAGACCTCGCAACAGTACGCAGAACGCTTGAAACCTCTCAGGGCTTCGATGCCGCGCGTGCACAGCGCGTTGCACTCGATCAGTCGGTAAAGGTCAATCAGGCTATTCAGCGCGCTAACAGCTTGGCTGTCGGCATCACCGAAGGTATTTGGATTCATGTTCCGGGCAAATACAGCTCGCGGCAATCTCACATCTCCATGAATGGCAAGCGCTTCAAGCTTTCTGAAGGGATGTACGACTCGGAAGCGGGGCGCTGCGTCCAGTGCGGAGAGCTTCCGTTCTGCCGATGTGTATACAAATCAATCATTCCACCTGATCTGCTGAAAACGACATGACACAAGAAATACTAGCTTTTGATACGTCAGAGCCGAATCGGTGGATCGATGACAACGGCAACCTGCACGTCAAAGTTTCGCACCTCACCAAAGCGCAGGTGCGGCCTTATTACGGCTTTGAGATCCCAAACAGCGAACAGCTCAGACTCAAACCGGACAAGATTTACCGAGGGTACTGCCCGCCCGAAGAGCTGAGTAAGCCTGAGACGATTCGAAGTGTTCAGGGCATACCGATTCAGCTCAATCACCACCGGGACTATCCGAAAGCGCCCGCGCTCGATACGCGTATTGGCTCCACAGGTGATACGGCGGCATGGAATCCCCCTTATCTCGATAACTCACTGCACTTCACAGTACAGAAGGCAATCGATCGAATTAACGACGGCTCGATGCGTGAGCTCAGTCTGAGCTACCGATACACGCCCGACTTTGAATCGGGCACTACCCCAAACGGGGAGCCTTACGACTTCATCATGCGTGATATTTCCGCCAATCACGTAGCTCTTGTTGAAGAGGGTCGCGCCGGCGACGATGTTTTGGTGGCGGATTCAGCTTTGGAGAAAAGCGCTATGGCCGATGAAAAGAAGCCTGAAACCGCCAACGACGACAATCCGGCGGTTGAAAAGAAGGAGACGGCGCTAGCTGACACGATCAGTAAAGCCGCCGAAGAAATCAAAAACCTACACACGACCGATGAAAAGGGGAATGTTGTGGACAAGACTGACGACGAAACCAACGCCAATGACGACGACAAGGGCGCCGAGATCAAGAAGATTCTTGACTCCCTTAAGGAAAAGGGCTTGAGTGACGACGATCTGGCTGTACTTGAAGGTCAGCTGACCGATCTCGTATCAGCCGCTCCCGACGCGGGAGAAACGGGTGACGAAGATCCCGCCGGCGATCAGCCGCCAGAATCCGCTGCCGACGACGAAGATAAAGATGACGGCGCTGACGGTGATGATCTGATCGGTGACGCTCTTAAGGCTTGCGGCCTTGATGAGGCGCCCGAAGCGGTCCAGAAGGCTTTTGCCGAAGGCGTGCGCTTCGGTGAAAAGAAGGAAAAGGCAGAGCCCGAAAAGCTCGATGAAGAACACGAATCCGAGGGCGAAGAAAAGGCTCTTGGTGAAGATGCGGCTCTGAAGAAGCTTGAAAAGCAAATCTTCCGCCGCATCCGCGCCGCCTATAACGCCGCCGAAGAATGCAAGGAGTCCATCGGCCGCGTTCGCCCAGAAGCTTTCGACAGCGCCGACGATATTTACCTTGAGGCGCTTAAGCGCGAGGGCGTCAACGTCCGCAACATCAAGCCCGAAAGCGCACGTTCCGCTTATACCGCCTTCATTGAAGGCAAGAAAAAGGGAGCGAGCCGCGAAGCAAATGACGCCGCTCCCAAGAAGCCGGAGAGCACCGGTCGGCTCAACGCACTTTTCAACAAGATCCATAAGGAGCAGTAAACATGGGTTTCCAGAAGTCTGTTGCTTCGATGCCGGCCATTGGCTTGCCGGGTACCGAAGTCAATCCGGGACAGGCCACCTACACGGCCTTTAACTATCTCAGCGACGGCACGGTTTTTGCCGGCGGTTTCGCTTTTGCGAAGGACGTTGAAGAAAACGGTCCGGTAGGCTTTAACGCCGCATCGGCCACCGGCAAGGCCGGTGCTCGCGTCCTCGGTTTCGTTGAGCGCAACTTGATTTCGACGCTTCCGAATCCGCTGGTCGAAGCGTCCAACACCTATCAGGCCGGTCTTGGTCTGAACATTGCCGTTCGCGGTCAGTTTTACGCTGTGGCGGCGGGGGCGGCCACCGAAGGGCAGGCGGTTCTTTGCGATCCGGCCACGGGCAAGGTCACTTATGGCGATGCCGGCGCCGCAACGGATACGGGCTGGAAGGTTCGTATGCCGCAGGGCGTTATTGATGCCGTCGAGGGTGACATCGTGATCTATGAAAACTTCGGTGTTTCGATTGCTGCCTCCGCCGCCTCGGGCGCTGCGGTTGTTGGTGAAGCCGAGGTCGGTTCTGCTGAGGTGGGTGCGTAATGGCGTACACGGCTACTGCTTGGAAGAACGGTGACCTGATCACCGCCGATTTGCTTAATCACGCCGAAGAAGGCATTAATGCCGCATCTTCTGCTGTTGATGAGCTGAAGAAGGCGACGGCGACCGCCACGGCGCTTGCCGCCGGCGAAGCCCCTACCGTCACATTTGACGGAAGCTCTTTCGCTTTTGGTATCCCCGCAGGCGCCCAAGGCGCTCAGGGAGCCAAGGGCGATGCCGGAGCAAAAGGCGACAAGGGTGACAAGGGCGATACGGGTGCTGCCGGAGCCGCAGGCGCCGATGGTGCCGACGGCACAAACGGTAAGGACGGTGCGGCTGGCAAGCAAGGCGCCTCTTTCCGCGTGTCCGCCGCCGCTCTCGCAGACGATCAGGCAGACATTGCCGCCGATGCGCTGGCTCCCTCAAACGCAGTTCTGCCTTACGCAGTCGGCGATACGGTGCTTGATGCGACTACCAAGAAGCTTTACGCCATCACGGCCGTAAAGTCCGGCGTCGCCACGATCGGCACTGCAATCGCAACGCTCCCGTAAATCCAGAAGAAACCAATTACCTCTATGCCTCCTTCGGGAGGCATTTTTTTTGAGGAAAAGATATGTCCACGAAAATTACTAATTTCGAACGCGCTAAGGAGCTGGGCATTGGCTCGGTGAGCGCGGTCGATTTCTTCCCGCACACCGAAGTAGATGGCAAGTTCACGCTTGCCCCGATGAGCGAAATCAATGCCAAACTCGCTAACGACGCGGCAATGACGACCTCCGCGAACATCGGCATTCCTGCGTTCTTGGTAACGTATCTCGATCCGCGCGTGGTTGAGGTGCTCTTTGCCGCCATGAACGCCGGGAAGATCTTCGAGAAGTCTCAGATCGGTAAGTTCGAAGATGATTTCGCGACCTTTATGGTTGAAGAAATCGCTGGTCAGGTTTCGCCCTACGCCGACTTCGGCAACGGCACCGCGGTGGATGTGAACTACAACTATCCTGTTCGCCAGAACTTCCGCTATCAAACGACGCTTAAGTATGGCGATTTGGAAGTTTCCAAGGCCGCGCTCGCCAAAATCAATCTGGCTGCTCGCAAGCAGTACGCTTCGGCTCAGGTGATGGCTCGTGCCGAAAACGTCTTCCAGCTTTACGGCGTTAAGGGAATGGAGATTTACGGTCTGCTGAACGACCCGAACCTTCCGGCCTCCATCACGCCGCGATCTATTGGCGGCAATACGACTTGGGAATCCAAGATCGACGCCGATCCGAACAACGCTTCCACGCTCGTTTTCAACGACGTGAACAAGCTGATCGGCGAACTGATGGCTCGCAATGGCGGCCTCATCGATGCCAATACTCCGATGATTCTTGGCATCAGCAACAAGCAGCTCAACTATCTGACTCAGCCGAATAACTTCGGTAAGTCGGCTCTTGAGCTTCTCAAGGGCAACTACCCTGCCCTGACGGTTGTTCAGCTCCCCGAGCTCTCCACGACCTCCGGTGAAATGCTTTACCTCACGGTTCCTGAGCTTCTGGGCGACAAGACGGGCGAAACGGCGTACAGCCGCGCATATATGCTCGGCCGACTCGTTCCTAAGCTTTCTGCTTGGGAACAGAAGGCCACGGCGGCGACCTTCGGCTGCGTTATTCGTCGTCCGAATCTCGTTGCCACTATGCTCGGCGTCTAAAACTCGTCGGCGACAAAAAAATCATTCAACTCCACTTAGGGAGGTCTTTCGGGACCTCCCTTTTTTTTGTTACGGATTTTCATCATGGCTCAGAAAAAGAAATCCCAGACCGCTCAGACCACCCCCATCATTACGGACACCACCGAGGAGCCCGTAAAGCGCGCTCGCGGCTCTAGCGGCGGCGAGACGGTCTACATCGCCTGCGGCCTTCAGCTCGGCATTAGTTTCGACGACGTAGACAATGGCACCGGCGGCACAAAGACGATCACCTTGCCCGGCATCAATCAGAGCCTCGCAGGGAAGTCGAAGGGCATCTTGCTTGGGGAAGGAAACGCTGTCCTGACAAGCATGAGCCGAGAAGATTGGGAATGCATCAAGCGCAAGCACGGCAAGTCCAAGCTGTTCACGTCGTTCCCGCCCTTACTGATGGAAGTAAAGAGTCAGCAGGAATTCCGCGCCCGTCGCGATGAAATCGGCGAAATGCGTACAGGGCTATCTCCTGTAGATCCCAAGTCTGTGCCCGGCATCGAACCCGCGCCCGTGCAGGAGGTGTGATATGGCTTCCGTCGTTTTGGACGTGGCCGAATTCCGCATCTGGTACCCAGGACTGACCGAAGAAGTGATTTCCGATGCTCTTTTAGAAGTTCTTTGGGATCAGGCCGTCGCGCTTGTCGGAAACACAGACAAGACGAGTTTCGCGCCATACAACCCGCCCGAAATCAAGGATCGGAAATATCTGCTCTATTACGCGCTCTGTCACCTAGCAACGCTCAGCACCTTGCCGATGCAGCAAACCGGGCGCGTTCAGAGCGCGTCCGAGGGCTCTGTTTCTACGTCCTTTGATCTCATTAAAGGTAATTCAACGTCCGAGCAATGGTGGCTGCAAACACGCTGCGGCGCTCAATACTGGATGATGACAGCCCGGTATCGCCTTGGCGGCCGAATGTTCGGACAAAAGCAGTACCACCCGTGGGGATGACTTATGACGATATCGATAAAGGCGTCAGGCAACTTAGCGAATCTGCAAAAAAATCTTGAACAGCGAATGTCTAAGAGCGTATTGGTCGGTATCGACGATAAAAGCGACGTAGCCGAGTATGCGAAATACGTTGAGTACGGCTGGGTTCAGCGCGTAACAGAGAAGCAGTCTCGGTATTTAGCTGGCGTTTTGGGCGGATCAGCGCCAGCACCGGGCTCATCGCTTGTCAATCCGCCCCGTCCTTTCCTGCGAGGAACTTTCTCCGCAGAGCGGAAGAAATGGAAAGACGTCATGCAGAATTCTTTAACTCGCGATCCGTTCAACTTTGAACTTGCTCTGATCCGAGTGGGCATGGTCGCAGCCGAAGATATCCGCGAAACGATCATTAAAGGCGGCACTTCCAAACAGAAGTTTCCCAAACGCTCATCACTCACGATGGCGCTTTATCAGGCGCTCAAAGGAGATCGAAAGGGCTCGGGCGGCAATTCTGATACGGATAAGCCGCTGGTTCTTTCCGGATCACTGCTGAACGCAATCACATACAAGCTCGAATGAGCTGAACAACAAGCAAAAAGATAGCCCGCGAGGATCATCACTCCCCGCGGGCTTTTGCATATCTGAAGGTTCATTTCAGATGAAATCTATTTTAGTACGAATCACAGTTGATGTGTCTAATGCTATGCAAAACAAGGAATTACCCCTTCACGGAAGAGTGCTGGTGTACTCGTGTGCCTTGCTCATAGCAGCACTCGCATTTTTTGTGGTTTGCGCTGGTCTTTGGTTGATTTGATGGTGCGACATGACAGGTTTGAATCTTCACTCCATCGTGCGCGGCGCGATCAGCTCAGTGCATCCAGACATATCAGCGACGCTTTACCGCTCTGTTGGAGATTACGGCGAGGACGATCGAGGCAATCCCGTTCAAATCTTTGCGGCCGGTGTTCCGGTAAAGGCTCAGCTCCAATCGCTCGGCTCGGATGTGGTTCAGCGCGTCGAGGATATCTCGATGGCAGCAACCCTGCGAAAGATGTACCTATTCGCCGATACGAAAGCATGGTCAATGTTTCGACCGCTCTCTAAGACAGGCGATTACATCAAAGATGAGCGCGGATGCCTGTGGCTGGTAAATGCCGTCATTGAGGACTTCACGCTTTCCGGCTGGGTTTGCCTTCAAGTGCAGATGCAGACCACGCGACAAAAAATTTGGATAAGCGACGGAACAGGAGAACCCACACCATGGACGATCTGACCGTTGACCAAATTGAGAGGGCTATGCGCGCATTTTTGAGCACATATGCACTGCCCAAGCTTCCCAACACCGACAAACTGCATTTGCTGAATGGCTTTTTAAAAAATGTTGGGCTCCCTTCTGATGGTGACGATTTCTGCGTCTTTACGCCAATCACAACCGAACGCAACGGCACAACGATCGAATCGTTCGATCCCGGTGATGAAGCAGTAAAGCTTAGCGTTTACTTCACTATCGCCATACAGGTTGATTGTTATTCAACCGACCTCATTTCAGCACAACAGCGGGCACAGGCTTACGAAGCTTTTGCCCGCTCATCTTATGGCGTCCAGCTATTCAAGTCCTTCGGGCTTGATCTTCAGTACGCCGATAGCTTGCAAAACCTTACGGCAGTAATGGACGCAGGCCAATACGTATCCCGATGGAGTCTGACGCTCCACTTTGGGCTAAAGAAAGTGCTCCAAGTTCAGGAGCCGTCTTTCGATTCTGTCAGTGTCGACATCGCAAACGTCGACGTGAAATTTCCTCCCAAGGAGTAAATAGATGACGATTCCTGCGTCGCACATTGTCTCGGTATCTCCGCGCGTAATCAGCGGCGGCAGTGCCGATCTTGAAACCAACGGCATGGTGCTCACTAAGAGCTCCTTGCTCCCGGCCTCTCAGCCCGCGATGGAATTTTCCAGCGCATCCGCCGTAAGCGCACTTTTCGGCGCTGAGTCCGATGAGGCGATCTTCGCTCAGCAGTACTTTACCGGCGTAAATAACTCACAGAAGTCAATTAACACGCTGGTGATCGGACGCTATGTCGCAGCCGATGCGCCAGCTTGGGTGCGCGGCGCAGAGCTCAAATCGTCACTTGCTACACTCAAGGCTGTCACTGACGGAACTCTGACGCTGATTATTTCCGGAGCCACCGTTACGGGCTCTGGCATCGATTTGAGCGCTGCTACCAGCCTTAGCGAAGCGGCATCCATCATCGCTGACAAGATTGATGGCGTGACGGGCAGTTACGACAGCAATACCAACACCTTCACATTCACGACGGTTGCCGTCGGCAAGGACGCGACAATTGATCTGCCGGAGGCTGTCGGCGGAGCAACGGTCGGAGCGGCTATCGTCGGCACCTCCACGGTCGCTATTGAAGGCACGGATCTGGCATCGATGCTCGGCCTTACTATTGATCAAGGCGCGGTCCTGTCGCAGGGCGCAGATGCCCAGACGCAGACCGAAGCGCTTGAAGCTGTCGGCGCAGTCACGCGTAATTGGGTAGGCTTTACGACCCTGTGGGAGGCGTCGGCCGACGAGGCCGAGGGATTCTCTGCTTGGGCAGACATTGACGATGACTACGTCTACGTCGACTGGACGACAGATGAGAAGGTAACAAACACCCTGACGCAAGCCGGCACCAAGCCGGCTTTTTTAATGGGCAAGGAATTTAACTGCACGGTCTGCGTTTACGGCAACTATGACTTTGCGGCCTTTGTGCTTGCCGTCGGCGCCTCGATCGATTGGCAGCGCGAACAGGGCATCAAGGCGTGGTTTGCCAAGAGCTCATCTGGACTGACGCCGCTTGTTTCCGACGAAACACAGGCTGACGCTCTGGAAGCTGTCCGATGCTCGTACTACGGCATTTTCGCCACCCGAAACTCTCGTTTCACCTTCATGAATACGGGGGCGCTTACGAGTGATTATTACGGCTTCATTGACACGCTTTACGGCTCGATTTGGCTTCGCAACGCAATCCAGCGTTCTTGCATGGACGGTTTCACGTCAATCAATCGCGCCCCGTACAACGCGGTCGGCCAAGCGTTTATTTCCGCATGGCTACAGGATCCGATCGAAACCGGCCTGAGAAACGGCGTAATTGATACGGGTCTGGAGCTCAGCCAGTCGCAGAAAACGCAGATTCTGCAAGAGGTCGGAACAGACATTTCGAACAGTCTGTACACAAACGGGTACTGGTACAGCGTTGCGATGCCGGATGCCAACGTGCGAGTACAGCGCGGAAGCCCGATCGTATCGGTCTACTACGGATATGCAGGAAGCGTCCAGCGACTGGAAATTCCTGTCACCGCCGTCCTCTAACCAAATACCTAAAACCAACCCACGGCCGCCCCGCATCAGGAGCGGCCTTTTTTATGGGCGCAAAAAATGGCCGAATATTTTGACGTAACCAGCGCCAATGCGCAGCTGGTTTTGGCTTGTGAAACTCTTTATCCGAGCGGCGTGCAGCTTAACGGCTTCTCTACAGACTCCGTTATGTCGTCCGATCCTGTTGACCGTACCGAGGCTCGTCAGGGCGTTGATGGGCGCTTGGTTGCGGGCGTGATTTACAACCCTCAGCCGGTTGCAATCACGCTTGAAGCAAACTCCCCGAGCTTGGAAGTTTTTGAAACGATCCGAGACGCTATGGCGCACAACAAGAAGCCATACGCGCTCACGCTGACTGTCGTTCTGCCTGCACTGGATAAGACCGTGGTCTACCGCCGCGGCGTGCTCGTTTCCGGACCGACTATTCCGGCGCTTGGCCGCACACTCCAGCCGACCACGTGGACGATGCAGTTTCAGGAGGTGGCGTAAATGGATGATGAGGTCAAGATTGAGCTTGATGATGGCGTCGACTTCGAAGGAAAGACGCGAAAGCTCAAGTTTGTCATTCGTAAGATGGGCGCCTTTTCGGCCGAAGCGTGGATGATCCGCGCCGGCCTGCTCTTGGGCGCAGAAGTGGTTCAGCTTCAGAACAAGCGCGATTTTGGTGACTTGTTGGCTGCGCTTTGCAAGGTTAAGTACGAGGATGCCAAGCCGCTCTTGGATGAGCTGCTTGACTGCTGCCTTATTGACATCGAGGGCGTGCGCAAAAACGTTACGCCAGCGCTTCACATGGTGCAGCTCCCGACAACGCTCATTCGTCTGCGAATGGAGGCGCTGAAAGCGAACTTCGGTTTTTTGCAGGACGCCGCGAAGTCAAGCTCCCCAGAGGTGCCGGCTTCGCAGCAGCCTGTCGTGCAGTAAAAGCAACGGCGAGTTTCGCCAACGTGCCTCCGATGTGCGGACGAATCATCACCGCTCGGCTGGCAACGCTTGCGGAACTTAAGACAACGCTCACCTTCGAAGATGCGGCCAACCTTGACGAATGTTTACTCATTGAGAACTATCACAATTGGCTGGCACAGAAGCTAGGGGAAGAAAATGGCCGACGGAATTCTTGAAAATTTGATGATCCGCATCGGTCTGGATGTCGCTGAAATGCAGGCCGGATTGCGGTCTGTTTCAGCGGCTATCGAGCGCGTTTCCGCTACCGCCGAAAACTCAAGCGATTCAATCGACCGGATTGCCGCGACGGCGTCGAAGACGAGCATTGTTGTCGGCAGGGCATCGGACGATGTGGCCGACCGCATCATGGAAATCGGGACGGCAGGGCAGAAGGCTGCCCTTACTGTCTCTAGAGCTATGGATACGATCGGCGCCAAGGCGTCCGGCGTTACAAACATCCTCAAAAGCTTAGGCGGTCCGCTTTTAGCGGCCTTCGCCGGGCAAAAGCTCTTCCAGCAGTTTTCGCAGGGCGGTGACGCTCTGGCCAAGTTGTCCGATCGTTTGGGCATGTCAGCCCAGAAGATTGACGCGTGGGCGAAGGCGAATGAGGATGCTGGCGGCAGTCAGGAGGCTTTCAAGGGCGCCTTAGAGAACTTCATTCTTACGACCGGAAAGGGCGAGGAAGAGTTCTTTCGCATGGGCGAACACATCAAGGGCCTCAATCAGCGACAGGCCGAGTGGTTTTTAAAGACTCAGGGCTTGTCGGCAGACAGCGCCGCGGTCTTTTTGAAGTATCGCGATTCCGCCAAAGATGCTGCCAAAGCATTTGAAGGCGTGGCAATGACCGATGAACAGGTCAAGATAGCCCGTGAATTTAACCGGCAGTGGAAGTGGTTCACGAATCAGGCCTCATCATTGGGCGGCATTCTCATGACCGTTGTCATGCCAGTCATGACAAAAGTCTTGAAAGCACTGTCGGACGGGGTGAGGTTCTTAAGTGAGCACTCCAAGGGCATCAAGCTCTTGGGCGGCATGGTCGCAGCGGTATTCGGCGCGTCGTATCTTAAGAGCGTGTTGGGAGCATCCAAGGCATTTACCGTCCTGATGAACGTCGTAAAGGGCGGCATGCCGGTCATGAAGGGGTTCAACGCCATCGTTGCAATGAACCCCGTCGGTGCAACAATCGCCGCAGTGGTTGCTCTCGGGCTTGCGCTGGACGATCTCTTTGCTTTCTTGCGAGGCGGCAACAGCCTTCTTGGTGACTTTTTATCTTGGCTAGGCTTTAGCGACAAGCAGATCGATACCTTTAGAAAGAACCTGAATTCGTTTATTGATTTTGTTCTCAGCATTCCCTCGCGGATTGTTGGAGTCTTTAAAGACGGATGGCAGGAACTCAAAGCAGTCGTTTCAGGGTTCGCCAAGCTGATTAATTTCGAGGGGTTAACCAAGGCCGCAAAAGAGTTCTGGGAGGGCATGAAGGTTGGGGCTTCCATGATTGGAAGCTTCATCGCAGCGCCTTTCAAGATGCTCGTAAAGGTGATGGATGGCATCGAGAAGTTTTTCACAGGCCTCCCCAGCGCCATTAGCGGCGGGTTCGACGCCTTTGCTAAGCATCTGTACGAGTCGTTTCTAGCCATCTTCATCACGCCGATCAAGGATGCCATCGCGTCAATCTTTGACATCGACTTTGGCAAGGTTGCTGATACGGCTAAGGGCATGGCCGATAAGGCCGTGGGCAAAGTGAAATCTTTCTTCGGCTTCGGCGACGATGACGAAAAGAAAGAGGAGCCGAAGCAACAGGCCAAAACGAAGAGGGCAAAACCAAAAGCCGATCAGGATGATTTCAATGCTCGCTATGAAGCGTATTTGAATCAGCAGATGGACGAGGAGGAGCGGCGTGCGTTTGGTCCGCCTGAATCGCCGCCACCAAGAAATGCCGAACTGTCTAACCGGCAATTGGATTACATGAAATCGCTCTTTACAGGGCGAGGACAGAATTCTGCCGAAGATTTTGAATACATCAACAAGATGTTGCAGGCGAATTCGGCCAATTCGGCAATTCAGATGTCTCCGGAAATGGCAGGCGTATATCCGGCTGGAGCGTTGGCGGCCTCTACAGCAAATGCGAACAACCAACCGCAGGTAAAAAACAACCTGCGCGTGACAGTTGAAACGCATATCCAAACGGATGCTGATCCCAAGGCTGTCGGCGAAGCTGTGAGTCAGGGCGTCAACCGCGCCATGATGCGAGGGAAGGACCTGATCGCAAATGCCGCTACTGGCGTAGTACAGAAGGGGTGACCAGATGGCGCAGTCCAACAACGCAACGTGGGCTGTAGTCACGGCAAGCGGACAAAAGATCTGCGATTACGACTCGATCGATGACTTCGCAGACGATTCATCTGCTTCTGTGCCTACAGAACCGCAGGAAAACGGCGCCTTGTATGCATATGACAAGGTGCCGCAGCCGAATCAGATCAGCGTGTCTTTGCTTTTCTCCGGCGACTACTCCAAACAGCAGGCCGCTTTGGCAATCGTTGAGCGCGCCCTGAGAAGTACCGAGCTTTTCACCGTCGTAACCCCTGCCTCGGTGCGCGAGCGCATGACGGTTGTCGGGTTGTCGGTAACGCGCTCGGCCTCTTCGGGCGGCAACATGCTGATCATCGAACTTACGCTCCAAGAAGTGCGCAGCGCACAGGTGGGCGGAGCAACCGCCGTTTGGGCTCCTAAGAATCCATCCGGCGCGAGCAAAGCTGACGTCGGACGGAAACAAACGGATGAAAGCATTGTGAAAGGCATAAAAAAGGCCACCTTTGGAGGATAAATTGCAATTGGTTCCTTTATCTCCGCTTCCTCATCAGCAGTTCTCGATCGTCCTTGACGGTCAGAACTGCGTTATTACGCTGAGGCAGATGGGGAATGGTCTTTATGCATCCGGCACGATAGATCAGGTTGACGTGTTCTCTGAACAGTTGTGCAACAACCGAATCCCCGTGCCGGCCTTCAAAACAAACGACCTTTCCGGTCACTTGGTTTTCGTAGATACGCTCGGCTCGGAGCATCCGAGATACGACGAGTTGGGATCGCGTTTCAAGCTCTACTACCTTTCTGAGGGTGAAGAATGGCAAGCATGACGTTCAGCAAGAAGGTCATTCGGGCCACAGTCACTCTTGATAAGTCGGGAATGAATAACCAAAAGGTCTTTGAGGGTTTTGCTACTCACGTATCGATCTCAAAGACCGGCGGCGTCGACTTCGCGCAGTGTGCGATTGAAATCTACGGCCTGACGCTTGACGTGATGGCTCAGCTTACGGTGCTGAGCTTCCGTCCGCTTGGGCGTCGTTGGAATCTTCTGGCGATTGAAGCAGGAGAGAGCGGCGGCACCCTTTCTTCCATTTTTCAAGGCGAAGTGACCTCTGCTTATGCAGATTTAAACGGATCCTCACCAGTGCTCAAAATGGAAGCAAAGACCGGCGCCTATCCGATTTTGGATCCGACGCCGCAGTATGCGGTTTCCGGTCAGCAGTCCGTGGGCGAAGTTCTGCAAATGCTCGCGAGTCAGACCGGAAAGACGTTTAAAAACGAGGGCGTTGACGCAACGCTTTCAGACTGTGTGATAACGGGCGATCCGATCACAAAAATGCGCGCCGTTGCTGATGCTGTAGGGGCTGATCTCATCATCGATGATGATCAAATCGCCCTTGTGCCCAGAGGCAAGGTGCGCCAAGCAGAGGGCGGAATTCCGGTTGTGTCGGCCGATACCGGCATGATTGGCTATCCGACCTTCTCCGGCACAGGCATACAGGTCAGCAGCTACTTTCGTCCTGATCTCCGGATTGGCGCGGCAGTACGGGTTTCGTCAATCGTGCCGTCGGCCTCTGGCGTTTGGAAGATCGTGAGCTTGTCACACGAACTCTCTGCAAACACTCCCAATTCTGGGGCTTGGCTAACCTCCTTCGAAGGCAAGTGGCTCGATGACTGAACGACTTCAAAACGCGACCGACTTCACTGGATCGAGCGAGCTGAATGCGCTGAACTTCTTTGTGTGGTCGATCATCACGAACAAGGTCAATACAGCCATCCCCGTGCGCGTAGACACAATCGAGCGCCCGGGCGAGGGCGGAGGCGCAGCATATCTGTCCGCAACGCCGCTCGTAAAAATGCGCGCGGCGGACGGAACGGCCTTGCCGACTGTAAGCATCCCTAAGTTGCGTTGGTTCCGCTATCAACACGGCTCGGCGGCAATCATTTGCGACCCCAAGCCCGGCGATATCGGTCTTGCAGTCTTTGCGCAGCAGGATGTAAGCGTGCTTTCGGGTGGAAACGAACCGGTTCAACCGGGGTCTTTCCGATGCTTCGACATTTCTGATGGCTTTTTCCTCGGCGGCTTTTGGGGGTCGGCGCCGAAAACCTTCATTCATATCGAAGATGACGGCACCTTGCACATCGTGGCACCGAAATCGGAGCACGTCGAAAGCCCCCAAATCACCATTGACTGCGAGAACATCGTTGTCAATGCTTCGAGTGCTGCGACGGTGAATACCGAGACGGCGACGATAAACGCTTCTGGCTCAACGAAAGTAGACAGCCCCAAAGTGACGATCACCGGCGATACGAAGATTGAAAAAACGCTGATGGTTGTTGGCCAAATTACGGGCACGGGCGGTCTTGCTGTAAGCGGCGGCTCTGGCGCCACAGTCGACGGCAGCATGAAAACCACAGGCGATGTGCAGGCGGGCGGAATCAGTCTGCAAGGCCATGTTCACGGTGGCGTACAGGGCGGTTCCGGAACGACAGGGACGCCTCAATAGACGAAGAGAAACAAATGACGCATACGGCATACACACCGAAGCTCACAGACAACTGGGGGTTTCAAATCGATAGTGCGGGGCAGATCGTCATGTGTCAAAGCACAGCTGCGATCTGTCAGGCCGTAGCGAATGACTGCCGATGCTTCACAAACGATCTCTACTTTGAAAGCGAACGCGGCATCGATTGGTTTACTGACCAGCTCGGCAAGCCCATTCAAAGGGCGGTTGTAGCTTCAAGACTGCGCGAAGCAGCGGAGGCCGTGCCGGGCGTCGAATCGGTTGAATCGATCGAGCTTGAAATCGATCAGGACACAAGGCGCCTTACGGGCTCCATCAACATCATTACTACGGACGGTGACTATGGCCGAGCTGAACTTCGATAGCAACAAAGGCGTTGTCATCCCCGAGACGCAAGATGTTCGAACGGATCTTGCGGCCTCAGTACAAGAAGCTTTTCGCACAGATCCGTTGCAACCCGTCCTCGATACAGATGCGACCTCTCCGATGGGGCAGGTGGTGGACATCATTGCCGCAGAGGTTCAGGCGAAGAATTCTGAAATCGCCTTTTTGGCGGCCATGTCCTCACTCAGCACCAGCCGAGGGGCTTTTTTAGATGCACTCGGTTCGCTGTATGGCGTAGAGCGCAAACTTTCCGAGCCGACGATCGTGACTTGTATTTGTACAGGTCTCAAGGGAACGACGATTCCCTATGGCGCAATCGTGCAGGACTCTTTGGGCAATCAATTCAGGCATTCGGCTGCGGGCGGAGCCTCGATCGGCGAAACGGGGACGGTTCAAACGACTTTCTCAAGCGTTGAGCATGGTGAGATTGAGGTTTTGCCGGACTCAGTTACGAAAATCGTGACCATTGTGGCCGGCTGGGATTCGATCACGAACCCCGACTCCGGCGCCACAGGACGCGTGAAAGAGCCGGACGGGGAATACATGAATCGCATCATGCAGAGCTACGCAATCAACGCTCTGGGCTCGCTCGAAGCGATTCAGGCAAAGCTTTCAAGCGTTGACGGCGTGCTTGACTGTGTGGTTCTAGAAAACTTCACGAACGAGTATCAGACCAAGTACGGCATCCGGATCGATCCCCATTCGATCGCAATCTGCATTGTCGGCGGCGAAGATGGCGATATAGCTGAGGCGATTTACCGCAGTAAGGATTTGGGGTGCGGGACGACCGGCAACTATTCGGTCGGGTATGTGGCGAAGGACCATTTCGACGCTAAATACACCTATCAAATAACACGTCCGGAATCAGAGGACTTCAAGGTTCAAGTGACCTTCTTTGAAACTGGCATGTCAGATGAAGATCAGATAGCTGTCAAAGAAGCAATCATCGCTGATTTTTTGGGTGAAGGGACAAACCCGCGCATCAAGCTTGCCACTACGGCCTATGCCTCTCGGTTTTATCCAATCGTCCAAAAAGCGACAGATACGCCCTTGCGAGACGTCGTTATTGGCTTGGGTACAGGGGAGAAAGGGACGTTTGTAGAGATCCCTGCCAACATCGAACCATCGATCTCGGCGGATACGATCTCGCTTGTTTTCGCCACGGAGTGAGGCTATGGCAGATGTTGAAACGTGGCAGAACTTTGAAGATGTAGCAGACGTCGACGCGATGGCTGATGTGAGCTCGCTTGCTTCTGCTGCCATCCAGTCCCAATACTCCCACTCCCAACAGTTTCAAAACTTATCTCTGGCAGTGCGGGATGGGATTGACGCGACGAAGGACGTCGACAAGTTTCATCAAGCAATAGCAGATCCGCAGACTGCCTACGGCGTTTTTTTGGATTGGTGGGGCAAGCGCGTAGGCGTAGATCGGTACATCAAAGTGAACGGCGAGTATGTTCGCTTTGACGATGACTACTATCGATTCCTGATTTTTTATCGAGCGCTTTGCAACATTGCGAACGCCACCGCCGATGCGGCAAATCGGCTTCTTTCGATGCTTACTGATACGGTAGTTTTTGTCGTCGACTACCAAGACATGGCAATTTCATCGGTCGTCATCATCGGCGCGATTCCCGATATGCAGTCGCAGATTTTGTCGACCTACGGGCTTCTAAATAGACCAGCTGGCGTCCTCGCCAACTACCTGATCATCTATCCCGATGAACAGATTTTCGGGTTCGAGGGAAGCCAACTTCTTCCGTTCAATCAGGGCGTTTTCAATCCGGGGAGAAGTATTCCAATAGGGTAACGCATTACAATGTACCGTATGTTTCATTTATATAAAAGGTGAAAACATGCGGAAAGATGATCTCTTTGGGCAGCGCTTTGGGCGTCTCACGGTGACAAGGGAAGGGGAGCGAACCTCCTCTGGTCGCGTCAGGTGGCACTGCGTGTGTGACTGCGGGAATGAGCTAGATGTTTACGGCCCATCTTTGAAGAGCGGCAACACGAAGTCTTGCGGTTGCTATCACAGCGAAAAGGCAAGAGACCGCTTAATGACGCACGGGTTCGGCTCTCGGACAAACAGGCCGAGGATCTATTCGATTTGGTGCGCCATGAAAAACCGATGCTACAGGCCCGTCCACAAGGAGTTCTCTCGGTACGGCGGAAGAGGAATCACCGTCTGCGAGGAGTGGAAAGAAGACTTTTTGTCTTTCAAGCGGTGGGCTGATGCGTCTGGGTACAGTGATGATCTAGAGATTGACCGCATAGACAACGACAAGGGATACAGTCCTCAGAATTGTCAATGGGTCACACGGAAGGAGAACTCGAACAACCGATCGAAAACCTTACGCATCTATTTCAGAGGGAAGAAGAGAACGATCTCGGAAATCTCAGAAATGACAGGGCTGTCTTACTGGATTGTGTATCAGAGGGCCGTCAAGCTGAGGTGGTCAGGAGAAGATCTGGCAAAGCCAAGCAGGCTATCGCATAGGAAACCTTAATGGGCATCGAACCCCGGAAGAATCACACCTTCCGGGGTTTGCTTTTTTTCAGGGGAATCATGAGCAAATATCCTCAACACTTTCTGACGGCGGCGATCGCCGAAAGCGGCGACAAGACGATCCCGCCGAGCACCGCGATGGAGGCAGGTACGGGCCGCTTCTCGCAAGAAGTGGGCTTCGGCCCCGTCAACGCCATGCCGATCGGCGAGGGCGGCATCCCGCCGAAGCGCGAAGACTTCAACGGGGCCCTCTTCCTCTTGTCGCAATTTCTCGTCTGGTACCAACAGGGCGGCATCATGAAATATTCCGCTGTGCTTGACTATGAGCCCGGCAACGAAGTTTTTCAGGGTTCTCAAAAGTTTAGGTGCCTTGTGGCCAATGGGCCCAGCACCACCGCAGTAGCACCCGGCAGTGATAAAACCGTGTGGAAAAACATGGATGCTCCCAGCGTCATCGCGGGGCAGATCACGCCCTTCTACAACTGCAAGCTGGGCGGTTCTGATGGGCGCCGCTTGATTCCGTGGGGCGAGAGCGTTGCAGATGAGCGCTATGTGCTGTGTGACGGCGGCGATGATGGTTTGGGCGGTACCGTTCCGAACCTCGTAGGCAAGTTCATTTTGCCGTCAACCGTCGATGAATCCGGTGCAACAGGAGGCTCCCAAAATGTCACGACTGCTGAGGCAAAAATTGCCGGTACGGTCGGTGAAACGATTCTGACAGTTGAACAGATTCCATCACACACCCATTCGGGTTCTACGGCCAGAGCCGGCTCGCATTCTCATACTCGCGGGACCATGAATATCACCGGCAAAATTTTGGGATGCAACGAAGAAGATGCCTATCCGGGTGCCGAAGGGGCGTTTTACCGAGACGGGATGTCGTCAGGCGGCAGAGGCGGCTTTTCTGACTACAACATTTCGTTTGATGCGTCGCGTACTTGGACCGGATTAACCAGTTCATCGGGGTTGCATACGCACTCGTTGTCCCTCGATGCAACAGGAGGAGGCAAGGGGCATACGCACTCCCTTACAGGAGAATCGCACAGCCACAAGATCAGCCTGCCTCTCCCTCCCTTTTTTAAGCTAGCCTTCTTTGTAAAGCTCCCCGAATGATTACTCGGGTAACTTCACGAAATATGCGAGCTTGAAAAACGGCGGCAGCGGCAGATCGATTGCATGTGAGTGTGAGGCGCCAACAAGCGAATGTGAGTGCCCTTTGCCGCCACCGGTATTGTTTAGCGACATCGTGTGTGAGTGCGATCCAGCCGCACTGGTTGAACCTTTCCAACTTCTAGCGGCGCTGAAAGAGCATTTGAACGAAGCATTTTCTGAGTCTCGGTTGTCACTGTTTGGGCATGTTCCGTTTGAATAAAACGCGCCTTTGACGTAACTGATTTTGTGATCGTCAACGGGGAAGGAACCAGTGATATCCATACTGCCACGCGTATGCGAATGGTCTCCAGCTGAGTTCGTTGAGCCGCTGTGAGTGTGTGATGGAATCTCACTCAACAAAAAAGATTCAAACAGGCCGAGAAATCGGCCTTTTTTATTACCAATTTTCCTAGAGGGCGCAAATGGCCTCTGCTGATACGAAAAAGTTCCAGTTCCATTACGTTCGGAACTCAGTCGGGACAATTGACGGTCAAAGCGTCCTGACTCAGACCGAAGATGCGATTAACGAGGTCGGAGAGTACACGTACCAGATCGTCGCAAATACCGAAGAAGCACTAAGAATTGCCAATCAGGCGCTCACCACCGCCGACTCAGCGCAGTCTGCGGCCTCCGCGGCAGTCAATACAGCCAATTCAGCTCTGAGTCAGGTGACCTCTTTGACCACTGTGGTGAATTCGTGGAATGAGCGAATCACTACTGCCGAGTCGAATTCTGCAACGGCGGTATCAACGGCAAATGAGGCGAAGGCAAACAGCGAAACAGCCATAAAGACAGCCGACACCGCGGTTACCACGGCAGATTCAGCTCTTGAGTTGTCAACCGACGCGGTTACTACCGCCGGTTCGGCGCTTGATGCAGCGAATCACGCAGTAAACGTTGCGAGCGATGCGCAAACTACCGCGAGCGAAGCCAAACAAATAGCGCAGCAGGCGGTTGTAGATACCGAGGCGGCCATTGAAGTCATGACGACTTTGAAAGACGAGGCCACCACTCAAGCGAACAATGCCAAAACGTCTGCACAGGATTCAGCATCTAGCGCTAGTCAGTCATCCGCAAACGCGGACTTGGCGAAGAAGTGGGCGACGTGGACGACTGGGACAGAAGATCCTGACGACCCAACGGCGCCGCTCGATTACACCGTTGATGGATACGAATATTCCGCCAAATGGTACGCGGAGCAGGCCAAAGCAAGTGCCTCGGGCGCAGAA